CCAAAGGCTGCAGCTTCTTATATTAGAAATGCTTTTCATATTGAGATGAATCAAGCATTACCAGGCGTAACTGAAAGATCTGTAAGCCATGCCTCAGGCGGTAAGTTTAATTCTGTTGACGAATATATTAACGACTCAGAAAATATAGGGGTAGAGTTGAGAAGAAGACAAGACATTATGAAGCTCAATGCACTACAAGAATCACAAATAAGAAGGTAGTAAGAGGGTTGTTAAACCCCCTTAATCTTCTTCATCATCATCCATGATGTCTGCCCAGTTATAAGCCTCTCTCTTTATATCTTCAACACGAACAGAACCCTTACCGTTTGCAAGTAGTCCAGCTAAGGCTTGTCCTGCTAGATACCTGCGACTGGTCAAGGGTTTTGCTCGTGGTCGTTTCTTCTTTACGTAAGCTTTTGCCTCTGCTTCAAGAGGCGGTAAGTTATTCTTGGATCTTTTGGTTGGTCTGCCCATAGTTTACCCTTACTTATTTTTTTCTTCTAAAGCCTTAATCATTTTATTTAAGTACCATGCTGCCTTCTTCATATCCTCCATAGGGTTATCTTTGTAGCGGTAACGATGTTGATACTTAATCATGTTACCGTGGCAGTAGGAAATGAAACCATCAAGACCTACCACCTGTTTAATATAATCAATGCACTCTATCCCGCCCATGTTATAATGGGCAGGCTTGTCTACTGGATCAAAGTCACTCATGTGTTTACCAACTCAGCTGATGTGTAGGGTATGTGAAAGAACAACTCACCTTTCTGTATGTACCTACCCTTAGCCTCAGCCAGGCTTTCTTTAGTTAGTAGAGTATCTTTGATACGCCAGACTTGCTTTAAGTCTTCACGGAATACGTAGAAGTTTAACACACCATTAGTACCATCATACTTATCTAGTAGTCGTTGCTTGCGTTCAGGTATGCGAATCTCTGCCCAATGTGCAGGCCAGTCCTCTGTCCAAGCTACCTTAACCTCAGCCTCATTGAAGTATGTGTAGCCATCCTTCTGAGATACTACATCTACAAAGTAGTTCTCTTCAGTGTTGACAATAGTGTGACCTTTACTTTCTAATAGACTAACCAAAGTGTCCTTAGCCTTCTTATCATAAGCTTGATACAAGGCACGATTAAAACTTTTACGTACTGGCTTCATAGTTTAGTTCCTTTATACTAGGTCTACGATTTCACAGGAATCACCAGAACATGCTAGTGTCTGACTGCCTGCTGTATTATCTTCTTTCTCATAGTTTGATAGTGATGTCCAGTCAATATTCTTAGGCATGAAAGATAATAAGGATATGTAATCTTCCTTAGAACAATCTTGATAAGGTGCTTGCTGGTAGGTATGCTCGTGGAATGGTAGGAAAGATACACCTGACATCTCATCGAAGTGTTTGTAAACAAATGCACCTACCTCAAACCATTCATCTTTCTTGACGTTGATTGTCACTGATGGCTTATGCTCACACCACGATCTCTGATAAGCTAACCACATATTAAGTTGGTCTATCGCACTCATGTCAGCAGTAACCACTGCGTTGTCAGGAGACTTCTGAGGGAAACTAAACACAGTAGTCTGGTCTGGCTTCATTACATCTGGCTCACTAGGTACACCTTGGTCTTTCATAAACTTTGTTAGTGGGTCTTTATTATCACCACGAACAGTACGAATATAATAGGCTGAGTGACGAGCGTGTATTCCACTAGCGGAGTCAACCAACTGCGATACCGTTCCGCTAGGTTTGACACAACTGATAGCAGCAGCAACAGGAATATCAAGCAGTTTAGCCCACTTAGCATTAGTAGCAATGGATATAGATTTAAGGTACTCAAGAGTTTTATCTAACCCCTCATTTTCTGTGGTCATTAAAGGGTTGTCCATGATACCAGTCAAAGACACACCCAACAAACGTTCTTCTTCTGTATTCTTCTGCCATATCTTACGCAAGTAAGGAAACTTTGTGTAGGTAGATTGGATAGTACCAAGGATGGTAGCTATACGAACCTTCTCTGAAAGACTTTGGATGTCGTCAGTAGAACGTACTACAATCTCCGTAAGATTACAGAATTGATTTGGTCGTAAGATGATCTCACTGCAAGGGTTCGTACCGAACTCATAGTCTGAATCTCGTCTACCATTCTTAGCTGCTTGCTTCTTAGAAGCCTCACGATTGAAGACACCACGTTCACCACTGCCACTCTCTACTAGTGCTTGCCACTCACGTAAGAATGATACAGCATCTGGCTTCTCAGTATACGACACAGAGTTATTAGATAAGGCACGTTGTGGATTGTTCTCCCACCAATTGCCTGACTTAGCATGACGCATACGATCATCAGATAAATTTGATAGACTGATCATAGCTGACCTACGTACACCACCTACTACAACTACCTCACCAATCTTACACATGATGTCGTGACACTCAAGGGATGATAGCTTACGGCCTTGTGATTCTTTAAACGTATGACTGACAAAGTTAAACAGATCAATCAATGGCGCTGGGCCTGATGCCCTACCACCGAATGTTTTTAACCTTGCACCTGCAGGTCTAACTCTGCTAGTATCCCACTTAGGAATCTCACCACTGTATAGGAGTGCAATCACTTGACGAAGACCCTTAGCCCAACCTTCCTTACTGTCCCTGATGACTACTGTAGTATCGCTCTCAAAGAGCTTTGGCACATCTGGAAGTTGACTGATGAATTGCCGTTCTACACTGAAGCCAACACCAGTACCACAGAGGAGGATAAACATAGCCTCATCGAATGATTTGATATCATCTACTGGTAGGTATGAGCAATTATAACCCGCTGTATTGTCACGAAAAAATGCTGGACCAGCTGTCATCATTGCCCTCATAGAAGGCATTGCACCAAGACTTAGGATGGAATCCTCTATCTCTTTTATTAGCTTAGTCATCTTAGGCACAGTAAAGTTAGCCTTCTCAAGAGCTGGCCTTACTATGTTATCAGTGTAACGTGTTACTGTCTCAGTCCATGTCTCACGCCTGCCCTCTTCATCAAGCCATCGTGCGTAACGTGACTTGTGTATAAAAGATTGGTAGTCTGTAGGTAGTAGGTTACTCATCTATTATCTCCGCTTCCTTTTAATGTTCCTCTGGCTTCACGCCCGTCTAACTTAATTACGTTCCCCTCAATTACTTCTTGTAGATCAGACCCGTAGTAGTTGGCTAAGGCTGTGACATAAAACACTACATCCCCTAGCTCTTTAATAATATCTTCTTTGGTGAACCTGGACTTGTCTCTGATAAGCTTCTTAACTTTCTCAGCTACCTCTCCAGCTTCACCAACAAGACCTAGTGTATTTTCTACGAGACGTTCCTCACGTTTAGTAAAGATCTTATCTTCAACCCAAGTAGCATATGCTAACAAAAGATCTTTGTCTGAGTCCAATGAATCAAAGTATCCCATAGTTTTTAAGTCAACAATATTCATCACAGATCTAATTCTTCCTGACTATCATCACCAACCAAAGACTTTCTCAACTCATTTGTTTTCATTTGTTGAATAGCCTTTACGCATTGTAAGATATGATCCAACAAAGCAACAGAGTTTGTACCAACATTTAAAATGTTAAGATCATTGGTCTGTGTCTCATTAAAATCTTCGCTGTCATATTCTTTATCGTCAAGAAATACTTTAGTCATTTTTTGTTACCTCACATTCAGTTACTTTTATATCATCTATATCATACAGATGATCTCGGATTACCTCACCTAGTACAGCAAGATTATAGTTAGGGTCAACCTCTAAGAAGTTTGCTTTAGGGTCAACGTCTATGGTTAGATTTAATTCAAATCTCACAGTGAAAGTCCTTAGTTATATTGAAACGATAAGTATAGTCAAGTATGATTTATATCTGTATTAATTATTATAGGATCAATGCTTGTTTCGAAGTGACTCTTCCAATCATATGCATCGTCGTACTCTTCAAAATAAAATTCACTGTTAAAGACTTCACCGTCTTCCTCTATTCGACAGAGGATACTGTAGTTAGAACCATCAGGCCACTCATCACTATGGGGACAATCATCCCTTGATATTGGACCTTCTAATACATCCCAAATTTTTAAACTCATTTCTTCCAGTTCCTTAGTAGCTCCATGTAATGATCCATGCTTACCATAATAATCCAAGGTTGTCTATCAGATCTGTAAAAAACTACTGGCTCACCTTTACCGTGGTTGCCAGCTTGTTCTATGTAATCGTAGGCAGTTTTCATACCAGCCTTACGCCTCTTAACTTCAATGCTAATAGGCAATGTCTTTCTGGCTAAGGGAGATAGCTGGATGTCTTCACCTGTATCTCCCATAGTTGTAGACTTGATGTCATCAGCCTCGAACTCAGGGAATGTTTCAAGTAACTTATCCCTGACTTCTTGCTGACCACCTCTGCCCTTGGCCTTGGCTGCTCTAGTCATGACTGATCATAGCCATGAAGGTTTTTCCATGACAGTGTAGTCACCCCAACCTGTACTGTAGTCTACTTCTTTATCTGCCTTTGCAATAACAGCTAGAGTTTTGTGAAGCTCAACAGTAGCCCACTTCATTACCTCTGCACCCATCACATGTAGATGTGATATGAATGGGGCTGACTTCTCACAAGCAATGAATGCAAAATCAGTTACATCATAGCCAGCAAGCTTACATGTATAAACATAATGGGCACCTTGAAGAAAGTAACCATACTTTACACACTCGCTTAGAAAACCTTTTGGACTAGCATCTTGTGTAGTCTTTACATCGTACACAGTTTTATTAGACTCAATCATTAGGTCTGGCCTTGTCTTAAGCATCAGTCCTGACACTGGATCTTTTACGAAAATACTAATCTCGTTTACTCTTTCGTGATGTTGAAGAGCTTCAGCACATATACGATTATCTAATGCACCTTTAGTTATACGACTAGCTACATTGAACTCTACCTCAGTTAGTAAGACTTGGTCTTCGGTCAAAGCTTCTTTCATAGTTTTAAAAGAAGCAGTGGTTTTAGTCTTTGGGCCTTTAACTACTAGGTTTCTTTCTGCTTCTAATAGGTTTGCATGAACAGCATTACCCATTGCAAATGCTGCTGACTGAACAATCTTCTGTCCTTTCCAGTGAGCTAAAGACTTTTTATAGACTGTCTTAACAACACTAGAAGATATACCATCCATTGAATGATACTCTTTGTTAGAAATGTTTGTTATTTTTTTCATTGCAACTCCTAAATAAAATTTTGGTGTAGGTAAAATATAATACCTACACCACTAAGCCTTATACTAGAAAGGTATTTCATCAAGGGCTTCCATAGGAGTTTCAAGCGATTGAGATGCTACCACAGCAGATGTATCAGAGGGTGATACATTTGCAGTGAATGGATCATTTATACTACCAGCACCAGCACTGTACTCAACAAGGTTGATAATCTTTACTCGCTCAAGTCGGGTAGTGTAAGTAGCGTAACCTTTATTCTTGTAGACATCTAATTCAACAAGAACCTCTGAGCCATTGCCGATAGTACCGTCAGCTTCATAGTCCCACTTACTTCCGTCTGCTTTATAGACTACAGGTGCATCACCATCCCAATCATTTGGGGTAGAGAACTTACGATTGAACTTAAAGATATCGCCCCTACCTTCTGGGTCTGGCTTACCTTTACTCATACAACCTGAAGCAGTAATGCGTTTAGCATTATCTTCATCAAGTACCATCTCAATAGAGCATCGTCCGTCAGTCTCTGCCCACTGCCCTTGGTAACCCAAGAGGTCACGGTTCTGTTCAAATACTTTAGCCCATTGTGCTAAACCTGTTACTGTAATTTTTGCCATGTTTGACAACTCCTATATGTTAAGATCTTAATAGTAGCATGTAATAAAAAGCACATGCAAGACTTTATTAGTGTATTTCAGAATATTTATTTCCGAACTGCACATCAATACCCAATTCTACATTAAGCTTTAACTCCCTATTTAGTTTTTCTATTGCTGATACAAGTATCATCTTGTGTTGTTGTTCCTGTCCTTTCTTAACGACATTAATTGATTCGTCATGGAACTGACCTATGATGTTGGGGCTTGCCTGTAAGTAGTAGGCCATCCACTTATCAAAGCAGTAAGCCCCAGTAGATTGGTTTAGTGTAGAGAACACATCTTTCTCATACCTAAGTGTATGCCAAAACTTACTGACAGGATTTTGTATCCACATCTGCCCAGCTATTGTCTTAACTTTCTTCAGGTTGTTGCTTGCAAACTCTGCAACAGACCAGTTCCTTTCCCAGTATGCATCCAGAAGTTTCTTTGCTTCTGGTACTGTCATGCCTGTCTCCCTAGATAACTTAGCTGCACCAACACCGTATGTAGCAGAGTAGTTTACAACCTTGTAGTTCTTACGCAAAGACTTGAGGGAAATTTCCCCTGAGTTATGCCTGTTAATCTGATCTTGAGTGACAGCACCAGCATGTCTGGCTAGGTCAAGGTGTGGATCAAACCCCTCTTGAGACATCTCTTGTACATACTTAGGGTCATATGGTTGCATGTAATGTCTCTTTGTTGTGTCCTCAAGGGATGTCATGTCAGCACCACACAAAACAGAATCTTTATCTGGAGACACTAAGCAGCCTCGTACTTCTTTACCCCAAGGCTTATCAATTCCCGGAAGGTTACACAAAGGTTTTCTATGTTTAAACCTAAGTGTATTAGTAAGACCTTCAATACCTGCCTCAACATAACCATTAACCTCACAGTCTAAGAAACCTTTAAAGATACCTAGTCTATGTTGTATAACAGTAAAGCCATCAAGAACTTTTACATGGGGATTGTTGCCTATAAGTAACTTAACTGACTCAGTTAGTTCCCCATTTTTACGTACTTGTGGTATCTTTTTATCTTGACCATCCTTGTCCTTATCATACCTATAAGTACAGGGCTTCCAACCAAGTGAGAACAACCAAGACTTTACTTGGTCACTTGACTTAGGGTTAGGTTCCTCAACACCTTTTACTATTTCTATTTCTCCGACATAGTTAGTGGGATGCATGTTCTCAAGTAGTAAAGCTTGCCACTCTATACCTTGCTTAGATAGTGTACCGTCCTTCTTGTGCATTACCTTTGGCGCAGTCTTTTTTCTAAACAATGTACGCATGGGCATCACTGTCTTTAACTCATCAATCCTTTCCTTCTGTTGCAGTAGAAGTTTGTCTACACAATCTTGTGCAAGTTCTTTGTTGAGCTTCCAACCAAAAAACTCAGCGGTAAATGCACACTTCATTTTAAATGACAGGTATCTAAAATACTTGTCTAGGTTTTCTTTGTCCTTATACACCATCATAAACCTTTGTATAAGGTTAGACCAAAGCATCCAGTTTATTTTAACATCTTCTTCACAGCGATGTATATACACTTGTATATCCTCACCTGACCAATCATTCACTACAGGTTTAGGTATACCAAAATCTTCTCCAAAAGATTCTAAGCCATGCTTAGACCTATCAGTATTAATAACCCATGACATTGCAAGGGTATCATACAGTTTAGCTTTGATCTTAATACCCAATAACTTATTAAGAAGTGGTATGTCATACCGTGTTATGTTGTGACCTATCAAAACCTTTTGATTAAGTAAGACATTTCTCATCTCTTCGTAGTCACTTGTTGATA